TTACGAAGCGAGTCTTCTACAGACGGCACAATCGCAAGGACGTATATCGACCCGTGGCAGGCCGTCATCGAAGAACATTCAGCGGCAACAGGGTTCCATCCAACAGGGTTCTATCCTTCTTACAGAGATGGTTCGGATTTATATCAGCAAATGCTTGCAGAGGAGGCAGCACAGGTAATCCGCAACATGACATCAAATACGTCAGAAGCAATCAGGGAATATATTGGTTCAGATTCAGACCGTCAGGAATCGGCAACAACTAACGGAACCAGCAGTACTGACATTGGCTTGGAGGCCGGATGGGTCGATTATACAGATGCAAGGATGCGCGAGAGAAATGAACAGCTTTATCGCAATAGCAATCATTGAAATCGGAACAGTTGTAATGATAGCAGCCGCAGTCATCAGTGCAGTAATCAGAGATAGATGATCTATGTATGTGACGCAATTATGGGATCAGGAAAAAGCACTGCAATTATTAATTATATGAACAGTCACCCGGAAGGAAGATACCTGTACATCAGTCCTTATCTGGATGAGGCAAAGCGCATCAAAGACAACTGCCCTACTCTTCACTTCGTCGAACCGAGAAACGACCTTGAAGAGTATGGCAACCGGAAACTCGTACACGCCGAGATGCTGATGAAACAGGGAAAGAATGTATCGTCAACCCATCAGGCATATATGGGAATCACGAAGCAGTTTTTGCAATCCGTTAAAGACCTTGGCTATACATTAATTATTGACGAGAGCCTGGATCTTCTCCGAAGCATGACGACCAACCCGCAGGACATGGAAATTGCGAAGGACGCAGGACTGATCACGACCAGGGGCGGTGAGTTATTACTGACGGACAGAGCTCGTGCATATGGGGCGGTCGGTATGTTCAGCGACATGATCGGCAGGATTAAGAAACGGAGCATGTATACCTACGCCGGAGCCGAAGGTATGTTTTGGCTGCTGTCACCGGAACTGCTGACGGCATTCGATACGGTATACATCATGACCTATATGTTCGACGGTCAGGATATGAGTTACTACATGCAGGCAAACCACATTCCATATGAAAAGATCGGCGTCAGGAAACGCGACGGGAAATATGAGTTCTGTGACTGGCCGGGTGAGTTGCCGGAGTACACGAAGCATTTGGGCGACATGATCCATATTTGCGACAACGAGAAATTAAATCAGATCGGTGAAAAACGTACCGCCCTGTCAGCGACCAAATATAAAACCGGACAGGTGGATATGAAGTTACTGAAACGGAATCTCAGCAACTGGTTCCGAAACATCATGGGCGAGTACGGAGTCGAATACAGACTGTGGACAACTTATAAAGACTATCAGGAAGAACTAGCAGGGAAAGGATATAAGAACTGCGTTATTGAATGTAACGCAAGGGCAACCAACAAATACGGGAACAAGAAGGTGCTTGCCTATTTGGTCAACATTTTCATGAATGTGCCGAATAAGCGGTTTTATGAATCAAGGGGCGTGACGGTGGATGAGAATAAATATTCACTCAGCATCCTTGTTCAGTGGATATGGAGGAGCGCGATCAGAAATGGAGAAGAAATCTGGATTTATATACCGAGCAGACGAATGCGGATGTTACTTATTCAGTGGATCAAAAGCTTCAGCGGAGGTGATGCAAAACAGTGAAGCGAAATTGCAGGAGCTGCATCTGGTTCGACCAATGTGGCACGTCACAGACGTGTAGCTACTACGACCCGGTTGACGATGAGCTCCAGGATGAACAGATAGAGAAAATGATCGAGCTAGGCAGGAGGCAATATGCTCGTGAATATAGGGTTTACGCTAATCAGTACAGTGACGATGAGCAGTCGTATGATAAGAGGTGATTGATTGGTAAACAACGAATTACAACGCTATATCTTTAAGATCCACAGCGTAAGGCTTAGGGATGCGAAGTGGGATCTGGAACTTACGCTCGGGGATGCCCGGAAGAACGGTGAGGTTGTTGCTTTGGCCGGTTCACAGCTTTTGAGGTGGATCGACGAATTAAACGGCGACACGGACTGCCATGACCGGGCGATGGTTATCAGGCACAGAATTAAACGGCTGAAGTCCATGCCGACCAGCCATGAAACCAAAAGAGAAATCCGCAAGCTGTACGCCGAGCTTGACCGTCTTCAGTTCTACCCTGACTACATGACTATCGTAATGGACAGGATTACGGACTACCGGAGGCTGTGCAAAGGATTTAAAGTGAATGGGATCAAATATAAGAGGCTGCTCGGGACATCCGGCGGCATCAAGATGAGCACGATTGTATTTGTCAGCGAGCGCCTCTACCCTGAACTTCTGCGGAGGATCAACAACGGACGGGATATGACCAAAGCATTCAATCCGGCGAAGCTCGAAGCATACAAAGCTTTGACATGCAGTGCCTCACATCCGGTGTCCATGCCAAAAGGAATTGCAGTGGTTCATGACTGCGAGACAGAGTTCATTGACACAGTCGTACATCTGTCGAACTCGGAAGGCGACGGTGAGCCGATCATGTCAGAACCGGTAGAAGAACTCGTGAAGATTGACGCGTCGGACGGATTCGGAATGATGTTACCATCTTTGGCTGAACGGTGGAGCGATGAACTGAGACTGGACTATGTATTAGCTGGTGGTAATACACGCTTTTCTTTCGAAAAGGGCATGCTCTTCACATTTGACTTTTTGGATTTTGCAGAAAAGGTCGGTGGCGGATATATCATAAAGGATGTTTGGGGCGACGACGTCGACCTTCGGGATGTCGAGGTGATTCTGACGGAGTCAATGCTGAAGCTTTGGGATAGTTATCCAAGCTGTGCGGAGTATCTCAGGAACTGCGAAGAAAACAAATACACATTTGCGATCACAAAAACAACGCCGAAAGAACTGGAGAATGAGCGGTGCATGAATTACCAGTTTATCCAAAGCTTCCATTTGGATGATAACGACATCGATGAGTTAGTCAGTATGTCGCTGAATGAAATTGCTGACGTGCTTGGTAGAGACTGGCGAAAGACACTGCTCTTCCTGAAGGGATCGGGCATGAACGAGCGGAATGTGCCAAAGATGGAAGATGATTATATGAAGGCGATAATGATTTGTCCTGAAATCGTTAACGACGTTTATGTTAACGATAGTATACATAAACAGATTCGGAAGCGGATCAACAGGGCAAAGACCGGAGTCATTAAAGTGCATGGGAACTTCTCTATCGCGTCCGGTGATCCATACGCATTATGCCAGCATATGTTCGGACAGCCGGTGACGGGTCTGCTGAAGGCCGGAGAGATTTACAATCATTATTGGTCGAGGGCTGGCACAGAAGAGGTTGTGTGCTTCCGAGCGCCAATGAGTACCCATGAAAATATCCGAAAGGTCCGACCGGCAAACAATCCGGAAGTTAATTACTGGTATCGGTATATGGACACATGCACGATCTTTAATGCATGGGGTACGGAAATGGCTGCTTTGAACGGAATGGATTTTGATGGGGATTTGGTCATGCTTACTGACAACCCAGTATTACTCCGAAGACATAGAAAGCTACCAGCTCTAATGTGCGCCCAAAGCAGTGCAAAGAAAGTCGTACCGACGGAACAGGATTTCATAAATTCAAACATCGCCGGGTTCGGAAATGGTATCGGCAGTATTACAAACAGAATAACTTCCATGTATGAGATACAGTCGCAGTTCGATGAAGACTCAGAAGAATATAAGATTCTGGAGTACAGGATCGGAGCCGGACAGTTATCACAACAGGATGAAATCGATCAACTATTAGGTCGCCTTATACAGTGATGTATATTGAATAACAGGGTGAACTTGTAAATACAAGGTGTGCATCTGACGTAAAGGATCTGTGGGAAATAACAGATAGCAGATGTGCTAACAGGGAATTTGTAAAGCTTAAGCAGAAAATCCTGTGCCAAGCTGTGACAGTGATGTCGCAGAAGGTCAAACGATCAGGACATACCTTCTCACTGAGAAGATGAAGTCCGTACTGTAATGGTGAAAGTCCGTTATGGGAAGTGCCCTGCTCTTGCAGTTGCAAGGTGATGATATGATCTACTCCCTTTTCAAATATCGGGAAACCGAGGGTATATAGGAAAATAAAAGGCATTATCTCCAAGCCGATGCCGCGTGAATGGTATGATCCATATTACGTTCGCAGGATTGAAGACGAAGATAAGAAAGAACTCTACGAACGAATAGTTGCAGACAGGAAGCCGTACTTCATGAGATATATCTATCCGCAGATTTCTCATGACTATCGATCCTATGAGCGGAAGTCGAGCTTGAACCATCTGATAAAATTTGGCGAGCCAATCTCCAATCGCACACAGGACAGCGAGGAAGAGATGGAGTTTATTGACGGCTTTATTAATAACTCTCCGCTGGGAATTGGCGATTGCGTGATGAACAAGATCTGCCGAATATTTGAAAATAACTTCGATGGGAAATATTCGAAGCTGCATAAACCGGAAGGTGAATTCGATTATCGGATTTTAAAATCTGGTGTGGACTATGACCAAAGCTACTACAAGGATATCAATAATCTTTACAAACGGTATAACAAAAGAATCAGTTCATACAACTCACAGCTTTATCTCGAGCGCGAAGACGAGTACGATGCGGCCATCAAAATACAGGCCATCAAAGATGAGTTCGTGGAGGAATGCTACAAGATCTGCCCGAATAAATATGAGCTGTGCGATATTATTTTGGATATTACATATAAATCGAAATCGAGCAAAGGATTTGCATGGTCGGTATGCGGTGATGTTATCATAGAGAATCTCATGAACAAGTTTGGCGATACATTACACTTCCCAGCGTTGGATGCAGACGGTGATATTTACTACGGCGGCAATACATACAGTATGAAATCTGTAAATGTAAAGGAGGTGGACATGGTCGTTGAGACTGTCATTGAATGAGCATGAAGACGCCGAGATGTTTTTATCGGAGCTGTGTCTCGGCAAGGATGCTTTTGAAAAATTGAAAATCATCGCCAGATATTACATGGATGAAGGACGTCCGGTCGACAGCGTAAGGGACAAATTAAAAGAGTACGTTGCGAACTGTGGAGAAAGTTTTACCTTAAATCCCTGGCGAAGCATGATAGAGTTGGCACTGAAGAGCGCAAAGAAATACAATGCGGTACTGATTAATGAGCTTCATATATCAAAACCGGAAATGGAAAGGATATCCAAGATAAAAGGAATCCAGGCGCGGAGGTTCTGTTTTGTACTTCTCTGTCTGAAAAAATATTTCAATGCTATCAGGCCGGAGAACAATGGATGGGTTTGTGTAGACCATGCCGACCTGATGCGGCTTGCCAATATCAAAACACCGATGGTAAAGCAGGCAGAACTTTATAGAATACTGCTCTCTGAAAATTTAATAGAACTGCCGGACAAACCGGACCGGGTCGCAATACATGTCGTGTTTGATGATATGGAAGGCGATGATGCCATGTGCATCACAGATATGAGGAATCTTGGTAACCAGTACATGATGTATCTTGGAGAACCATATTACCAATGTCAGGAATGCGGTCTGGTCGTCCGGAATCCGCATGGTAGCAAGGGGACGAAACCGTTTAAATACTGTAAGGATTGTGCGGCAAAAATTAAGATACGCCAGTCAACGGAATCGGCGATGAAGAAGTATTACAAGGATATCTCCAACTTCGAAGTGAAGATTGTCGAAGTGTAAGAAACGTTGATTTTAAGCCATTTGGAAATATCTACCCCGAGCAAATGTTGATTTCAATAGGGTTTGCGGGGTTTCGTTCCATTTATAAATTGGAGGGAATAGAGAGCGCAGTTATCTCTGTTCCCAAAAATTTTTTATTAAGGAGGACAGCACCATTACGGATATCAGTGTTTCTCCTTTGGAGAAAAGGGAAAATGAAAGTGAGTTTGATCACCATAAACGACTGGTATATGGCAAGATCAAAGATAAGACACTTGCCGATTATGACTATTCCGAACTGGCGCCTTATGTCTACGATCAGGATTACTCTGTCGATGTCGCTCGTCGTATGATGTATGGATCGTGCAGGACGCTCGAGAAGATGGATCACGAACTGGAATCAAGTGTCACCGATGACATTTTGTTATCGAAAATCGAATCAGAGAAATTGGAACTTCGTCGTGAGCGTCAAAGATTTTATGACCAGAGGCGAGAGTTCAATAAATTAGTTACACAGCTTGGACGACAGGATCATTTATATGACCGGCTTGCGGATGCCGCATCCGAACTATCAGAAACAGTTGGGATTATGTTCGCAGATGACTATGCCAAAGATATTCCATTATCGGATAATGAGGCAGTGCTGGTATTTTGCGACTGGCATTATGGCATGATTACTGACAATGTATTTAACACCTATGACACGGAAATATGTAAGCAACGAGTAAAAACAGTCGTTGGCAAAGCTATTGAACGATTAATGATTCATAACTGCTGGAAGTTACATATTGTATTGCTTGGCGATGCTCTTCATGGCGGTATCCACTCTGGTGTAAGGGTTGCTTCCGAGGAGCTGGTTTGTGATCAGTTGATGCAAGTGTCAGAGATCCTGGCACAATCCATCTTCGAACTGAGTCATTATGTGAGAGAAGTAGATGTACACTGTACGTATGGTAACCACGCCAGAACAATTCAGAATAAAAAAGATAGCATCCACCGCGATAATATGGAACGTATTATCGCATGGTGGTTAGAGCAACGAGTCGCCGCTGAGGAAGGACGTGTTGGACACAGCCTCGGTATCAGGATCAGCAATGACACGAATTCAGAATTCGTATTTCTGAACGTGGCTGGTGTAGATATTTGCGGCGCCCATGGTGATCTGGATTCTGTAAAGACTTCACCAAAGCTATTGTCTACATTGTTCAGAAAAACATACGGCAAGGACATACAGTGCATACTGCTTGCCGATAAGCATCATTCAGAATCATTCGAAGAATTCGGCATAGAAGCATATATTGCTTCAAGTCTGTGCGGAACGGACGAGTACGCCAATAATAAACGTTTGTACTCTACTCCATCGCAGATGATGATGATCGTGAATAAAGAATCTGGAATTGATGCTGTATATAAATTGAAAGTCAAATAAAATAGGACATTGAAACAGAACATTGAGAACTGAGTGATGTGAACGAAACGAACTCAGTGAAGACCGGAAGCTCCTTCCGGGCTGAGAGTGGTTGGATGTCACCGATGAGCGAGGCACGGATACGTGTTAGCAGTCGGCGTCACGAGCGGCGACAATCGTGAATAAGCGGACGGACTCCCAATGACAATGACCACGTACTGACATTATCGCATATAAAGGTAGTAAGCGGATGGCCGTGGCAATACGGGCGTAGCTAAAAACTAAGCTCGATCCAAGTTAGGCACACCGGGTGGTGCTGCGTGCAAACCTTGGAAACACCAACAACACGGTTCGCGGTGACGTCGAAGAAATTCGGCTATAACATCTGTACACAACTCCAAGTAGCCCAAAGCGCGAAGTAAACTTCTGAAGAACTTACGAAGGCAAGTTTGACCAAGTTTATTATAGTTGATGATCTGAATAGAGGGTGAACGGTGGTCGTAACCAATCGACCGGCAGCTTGATCGTTTTTACGATAGGGCAAGAAGTTATAATTGGACGCATTTATAGCTCAGACTTGTTCTCTGCCTGACTGAATATATATGAAGATAATGAGTAGTAAGGCGAAGGTCTCGTATTTGTTGACATCGCTCAGTTCTCAATGATATGCCGCTCCGGTTTATGACGGAGCTTTTATATGCCTTATATGGTGATGGAATGAAAGGATATAACTTATGAATAAAGCCGAACTAACAACAAAGGTTAGTGAGGTTCTTCGCAATAACGGTATAACAAAGCATGTAAACGTTGCAAGTTATCCGATGTACATTTCTGATGACGAGGGTAACCAAAAGAAATTTGTCGTACCGATCCCCGCCCGTGAGGTTCCATTTAATAAGGTGGACGCCGGGCATTTCATCGATGCGTTTTTCGCCGTGCTGGAAGACTGCATACGAAGGGGCGAAGAACTGAATATTTATGGAATTATCACTTTTGGCTTAAAGGTACAGTCTGCACGTATGCTGAAGATCCCAGGATCAGATGAATACATTTCGGTCCCGCCGAAGATGATCCCGTACGTGAAGTTCGGGAATATGTTAAAGACGGCCGCTAGATTGTACGACGCCAAAGTAAAAGAAAGTAGAATCGAACTGCCTCCGCCGATATATGACTCTTGTGAAAGCGAGGACGATGATATCTAATGGCCAATAAAAAAAGCGATGAGATTGTTGTCAGCAATGTTGTAACAAAACTCAGCAATTCGAGTGCAGTTTGTAGAATGTGCGGTACTGCTTACGGGAAGATGAATGGGTATTTCTACAAGAGTTATGCCCAGTTATATAAAGGCGTTGGCTATCTTCCATTTTGTAAGCGGTGCGTCGACTACTTATATGAAAACTATCTCGCCCAAAGTAACAGTGCGCGTGACGCGTGCCGACAGGTTTGCAGAAAGCTTGACCTATACTGGGATGAGGTAGCGTTTAATTCTGTGCAGAAAAATCATGACGCTCGAAGTGTCATGGTTGCATATATTACCAGAGTAAATTCAAACAGGTATGCCGGGTTGTCATATGATGACACTTTGGAGAAGGCCAATATGCTTTGGGACTTCGTGCATGAGCGAGAGGCCGAGCTGAAGAGGCTTCAGGAAGAGAAAGCCCGGCAGCTTGATGAGAAGATCTCCAGCCTTGAGGAAGAGATATCCAATATAGAAAACATGGAGCAGGAAGAACCAGTGCCGGAAGAAGTTAAATTAAATTGGGGCGCAGGACTGACGGACAGCATGTACCGTGAGCTTGAGCATCGGTTCCAGTACTGGGTGGATAAGCTGACTGGTGAAGGTGTCGATGTTACAAAATTTGGTACTCAAGCATTGCTTCGGCAGATCGTGCAGGCGGAGTTAGACATTAATAAGGGTCGGGCCGCTGGTGAAAACGTCGACAAGAAAGTAAGCATCTATCAGGGTCTTTTAGGCGATGCTATGTTAAAGCCGTCTCAAAATAAAGATGACGGTGACAGCAGTATGGAGCGCACCCCATTCGGCGTATGGATCAGACGATGGGAAGATCAACGGCCAATACCGGAACCAGATCCGGAGTTCAGAGACCCAGACGGAATAATCAAATATTTGTCTATCTGGTTCTTCGGTCATCTCTGTAAGCTATTTAACATACGCAACTCATATTGCAAATTATATGAAGACAAGATTGCGTCTATGCGTATTGAACGGCCCGAGTTCGACGATGAAGATGATGAGACGTTCTTCAACAACATCTTCGATGACGAAGGTGGTGATGACGATGGCTGAGAATACCAAGTATAACCGGGTACTGAAAGGTGCCGCTGAGTGGGCTGGATATTATCGCCATAATTAGACCCGCATAGATTTGCAAAAGATTATCTGCATTTGGATCTGAAGCTTTTCCAAAAGATAATGCTCGTGATGATGAATGTATGCAATGTCGTGACATTCATTGGAGCTCGTGGTATTGGAAAGACATTTCTTAGCGCTATTTTCTGCGTCATTCGATGCATCCTTTGGCCTGGGACGAAGATTGTTGTAGCCTCAGGAGTCAGAAATCAAAGTATAAATGTGTTGGAAAAGATCATTCTGGAACTTAAGCCAAATTCAAAAGAGCTTGCCGCCGAGATAGATGAAAAGCAGACCAGAATCAACAACACAAGTGCGCAGATCGTTTTTAAAAACGGCTCCTATATCAAGGTAGTTACCGCTACTGACTCGAGCCGTGGTTCTCGTGCAAATGTATTGTTAATCGATGAGTTTCGTTTGGTAAGCAAAGATATTGTGGACACTGTTCTCAGGAAATTTTTGACCCAGCGAAGGATGCCGAGGTATGCCGAACTAAGTAAACGTGACCGCGAAAAGGAATACGATAAAGAGCGGAACTTAACAATGTACTTAAGTTCAGCATACTGGACCGATTCGTGGGCGTATCAGAAATGTAAGGACACATGCCAGTCGATGCTGGATGACCACAAGCGTCAATTCGTATGCAGTTTACCATATCAGCTATCTTTGGAAGAGGGTCTTCTTGACAGAGAGTTAGTTGAAGATGAGTTGGCTGATCCATCATTTAGCGATGTTACATTCAGTATGGAATATTGCGGGCTGTTTTTTGGAAGTGCCGAAGACGCGTTCTTTGACTTCAATTCAATATCCAAAAGCAGAAAGATCCAATACCCAATGCTGCCGGACAAGATGGCAAACAAACTCGGGAACTCAAGTTTGGTAAAAATTATGCCAAAGAAAAACGGAGAGAATCGGATACTTTCTGCCGATATCGCATTGATGGCGAGTAAGAAGCATAATAATGACGCTACCGCTATACATATTAATTGTATGATACCTACGAAATCAGGAAGATACGTCAGTAATTTTGTCTATACAGAGACAAGCGAAGGACTGCGAACAGATGAACAGGCATTGGTTATTCGAAAGTTATTCGATGAATATAGCTGTGATTATCTCGTAATCGATGGCTCTGGTATAGGTCTTGGAGTGGTTGACCTGTTAATGGGTGATATATCAGATCCTGTAACTGGTGAAATATATCCGGCATTATCATGTTGCAATAATCCAGAAATGGCGGCGAGATGTACTGTGCCTGGCGCCGAGAAAGTAATCTGGGCAATCAAAGCCAATGCCAGTCAGAACAGCGATATGGCATTTATGCTCCGCGAAGGATTTCGCAGTGGGCGTGTCCGCCTTTTGAATAATGAATTCGACGCAGAGGAATCGCTGGCAGATATCAAAGGATATAATTCTTTAAGCCCGGCTGATAAGGTACAAATACAACTGCCATATATCAATACTACTCTGCTCGTCAATGAATTGATAAATCTTCAGCATGAAGAAATTGGCGGGAAAATTAAGATATATGAAAAATCCGGAATGCGAAAAGATAGATATTCCAGCTTGGCGTATAACTATTACGTTGCAGTACAGATAGAAAATAAATTAAACAAAAACAAAGCAAAAAGCATTAATGATACACATATGTTTGAAATCAAAGCGCCTGTTTATGGTAGATCGGAGGTGATCGACAGAGGTGGCTCGAAAAAGAAACGGAAGGGTTTATGGTAACAATGGTAGTAACACTTCCAGTAAACCTACGGCACAGGATCTGCCGACCCAGGCTAAAACCAGCCTGGATAACTTAGATCAGCTTTCGCTCACATATAAACAAATGGCGCGTCTGATCTTGCGAGACCTAAATGAGAATAAGACACAGGCTCCGGTCTTCTCTGTCTATTCCAAAAACGAAATTATCAAATTTCTGTCGAATCCATACCAGAACGCAAAGAATTTGCGTAAGGCAGTGGAATATATATATGTTGCCAGCCCACATTTCAGGAGACTGATTGACTATTTTGTAGGGCTGAGTGATTTGGCGTACATCGTTTCGCCATACAAGATCGATCCACAGAAAGCGAATGATCGAATCGTGAGCATCAACTACCGCCGGGTTTTGGATGCGCTTACATCGATGTCGGTCAAAACGCAGTTTGGGAAAATTATCAAAGTGTGTCTGAAAGAAGACGTCTTCTATGGAACGCTTTGGGTCAATAAAGATACGATTACCGTTCAGCAGTTGCCAGCGGACTACTGCTCCATCAGTTCTATTGAGGGCAACGTCTTTAATGTGCAGTTTGACTTTTCGTACTTCAGATCGAAGAGATATCTCCTGGACTACTATCCTGAGGAGTTTCGTCTCCGGTATGAAAGATATGATAACAAGCTTGCACCGAAGTGGCAGGAGCTTGACTGCCCTACTTCGTTTGCAATTAAGTGTAACTCAGAACTGCCTGAATACCCAGTGCCGCCATTCGCCGGATTACTGCGTGAGATATATGACCTGGAAGATTACCGTAATCTGAAGCTCGCGAAAACTGAGCTGGAAAATTATGCCATGCTTGCTATGACGTTGCCGATGGATGATGAAGGTAACTGGAAGATAGACTACAACAAAGCAGTTGAGTTCTGGAGGAACCTGAGTGAGGTTGTTCCCCCTGAGGTTGGTACTGTGCTGACGCCAATGCCGATTCAGAAAATTAGTTTCGAACGGTCTGGAGCACAAGACCCGGATACGATCGCTGAGGCCGAAGCTGCGTTGTTTACAGCGGCTGGTGTTTCTTCACTGCTGTTTAACAATCCAACTGCATCAGCGACCGCATTGCTTTTGTCTATCAAGGTTGACCAGTCCATCACTTACGGAATCGTAAAGAGCATTGAGGACATGGTGAACAGATATATCCAGAATCAGAGCTACGGGAAGAACTTCAAAGTGACGTTTTTGAATGTCAGTGAATTCAACCGTAAGGAGATGGCTGACCAGTACATTAAAGCATGTCAGTACGGCCTGCCGTTCATCAGTGCATATTGTGCAGTGATGGGTCTTGGACAGGCTGAAATGGATTCAATGTCTTACCTCGAGACAGATCTGCTCGATTTGCCGAGCCGGTTCATACCGCTTCAGAGTTCTACGCAGATGAGCAGTGGAGACATAGCCGAAGGAACCACTGAAGAAGGCGGCAGACCTCAAATGGATATCGGCGAACGAACTGACAGTGGCGAAAGCTCTCATGAGAGATCCGTAGAAGACAATGAATGGTAATTCGCCGAAGAGGTGCACAAATGGAAAAATTCATTTATGTGTTTTCCGAGGAAGATAAGAACACTCTTCTTGATCATGGATTTGTTCTGGCTAAGGAGCCAAGGAAGGTGGTCTCAAAAAAGAAAGCGACCGAGGAAACACAGGCAGACAAAGCGGTAAAAAAGAAAAAAGAAATGAAAGTGTGGATTTTTTATAACGAAGCCACACAAGTCCGAGTACTAGATAGTCTGAGCGAGTATGCTCTTTCTAATATACTTACATTTTAATTGGAGGGTTGTATGGAAGCTTTAAAGCTCACATATGATTCATCCATCTCTGATATTCGAGATATAAACTC